CAATGGGACGGCGGGTCTACAAATCTTGATGTTGATATTGCCAAGACATCTCTTGGCTTGGGGACGATCGTCATTCTTGGGACAGGGACGCTGACTGATACAAGTGCGTGTAACTATTCTAATGTTTATGGTCTTGTTTGCGATTCATCTGTTTACTTTTATTCTGGGAATGTCGGGATTGGAACAACAATTCCTCCAACGAAACTATACGTAGATGGCGATGTCTACTCTACTGGATATAACACAAACTCCAACTTTGTAACTTCTTCCCATTACACGGGCTTCCCCGACCGAACAGCCACTTCCCTCGGATGGAACGACGGGACAGCCACGCTCACGCTTACAGCCACGTCAGACCCCATCTGGATAAACGGGGTTTCATATACCATCAACACGCTGACAAAGGCGTTTACGAACGGTCTGGCAGAGACTTCAGGGCTATACTGGTTCTGGATTACTGCTCCCGGCGGCGTTCCTCAGTTAAACTACGGCTCATCCCAACCGGGGTTTGACAAGTGTCTTGTGGCTACGGTTTATTGGAACACCACGACGAACCTTGGGTTGATTGCTGACGAACGGCATTGGATGGGACGTGACCAATGGATGCACGAATACCTGCATGAGACGGTAGGGGCTAGGTATGCGAAAGGTCTTGCCGGGACGTTTGGCAACACAACATTCTCCATAACCGCTGGAGAGTTCTATGATGAAGACATTGAGCATATTCTGAGTTCAGACTCGCCGATGGCTTACCCCGGAACAGCCATGACAACCTGTAAAGTCCTGTACCACAATGGCGATGCTGATTGGAAGTGGGATTCTGCGCAGACTACGCCGTATAAGATAAATGCTGGAAATTTGCAATATAATAATGGAACAACGCTGACAGATGCAGGGGCGAACAAGTACGTTAATTACTTCGTCTTCGCAACGAATAGCCCTGTAGAACCAATCCACGTCATAATCGGTACAGCGCAATACAACAACGCAGCTGACGCGACTGCTGCCACCATACCGTCTTTCGGTGCGCTTGAGTCTGCCGAGATAAAACTTCTGTATAAGATAACCTATAAAAACGACGGAACTCCGACATACCAGAGCGCAATTGATTACAGGTCATCCTCGTCATTACCCGTAAGTAACTTCGTGGCGACTGACCATAGTTCTCTGTCGAACCTGACCTACGCCACAAGCGGGCATACTGGATTTCAGGTAGAGTCTGCTGGATTAACGTCTTTAGACGGATTAGTATATGTAGCCCCGGCTTTTGTTCGTATGACAGGCGCAGACACCTTCACACTTGATACGACGGTTTATCAGCCCGCAGGTGCGTATTTGACCACTCTTGGCGTTACCACTCCAACGAGCCTGACAGGAATTATCAGGGGTGATGGGTCTGTTTTATCAGCCGATACGACTATTTATGTGTCCTCGTTGACGACTGCCACGCCAACCAATATGACAGGACTGCTTCGTGGAAACGGGTCAACCATAACGGCAGACACAACCGTTTATTTGTCAGCAGAAGCCGACACTCTGGCTACCGTCACAGGGCGTGGCGCATACACCAATACGAACATTGGGATAGGCTCAACAGCACCTCAAGGGAAACTAGAGGTCGATGGAGAGATCTATTTAGGCGACAAGACAGACCCTCTCGTTATTAATTTTAACGAGGACGGCTATTTAGGGAAATTGAAGTTCTCCCATGAAACGTCGTGCTTTGGAGACGAGTCTGGTGTTTTTGCATTTACAAGGGGTGGAGACGCTCCTTGGTTCTACGATGGCTACCAGCCTACCTTATCTGTTACCTCAAGGGGAAATACCGGAACCGCAGTACAGTTTTACTCGTCAGCAGGTACTAGAACAGGAATGGGTGAAATATTCTCTTTTTGGGGCGGTGTTTTTGATGAAGGAGATGCCGCTACAAGCACTACTGGTGCTGGATTCGGGATGGCCGGGATATTTGCCTACAATGCTTTTTGGGGTTCAAATACAAGGACTCACCCTCTAATTTCTGCCATCCAAGGGATTTCAGAAACATCCGGAGCTTCTAATCTTACGGTTTCTGATTTGAGCGGTGGAGTTTTTACGGCTAACGATGGAGCAGGAACAAGCAACACTTTTACAAGGACTAAAGGTGTTTGGATTCGCGATGCAGGAGGGGCAGGGACTACAAATTACGGTCTTTACATAGATGTGATTGATAATGGAACTACCGATTATGCGATTTTTTCTAACGGTGGAAATTCTTATCATGGAGGGAATATTGGAATCGGTTCGACTAACCCCGGCAAAGCATTGGCTATTGATGGAACGATTTATTTAAAGAATAAGGTCTGCGATCAGGTTTGTTTATCCGGTGGGGTGCTTGGATGCCGTGATACGGGTGTTTGTGTTGGCTACTAGGCAAGAGGAATGTGAGAAGCGCACAACGATAAGTTAAATATAGGAGCTATTATGGCACTAACAGATAATCAAAAGAAGTGGCGTATGAGATTGGTTCTCGAAGGCGAAGGGCCTTCGCACCGTGTGACAGAGGAACGCTGGGAGCGGTATTTTAATATGCCGGGCACTGACTTGGCGGCTGAGATTGCAACTGCCAAGCAAGAGAAGATCGACGAGAAGCGCAGGATACTTGCCACCCACAACGAGTACAGCGCAGAATTACAAGCCCAGATCGACGCGATTCAGAACGAGGGGGCGTGATATGGGCACTGAGTGGCTCGCCGCATTGTGCGTTACTGGATTCTTATTCCTCGTAGGCTGGAACTCCCTGATGCGGGATGAAATCTCCAAGCGCGTTACTTTCGACAACCTTGAGAAAAGGCTCGTAAGACTTGAAGAACCGTTGAATGAAATTCGGGATGCCCTTTTGGGGGATATGGAAACTGAAGGCCTTATCAGCAAAGAACGTCGTCGTGAAGAACATTGCATCATTCATAAGGTGTTGAAGAAAGAGATTGAAGCCCATGACCGCACATGAAAAGACACATAAACTAGCACAGGCGTTTGCTGACCTTGAGTTGGCAATAAATGAAGTCGATGGCTTTGTCGAGTGTGATAGAAAGCAACGGGCGCTATGCTTCATCAGGGAAGCGCATGGAATTATTAAGCACATCGTCGATAGCGACATGGTTAAACCGTTAATTAATGACCCGATGATGTAAGGAGGCGTTATGAGTGCGAGATTTATCATGGCTGTAATGTTCTGCTTCACTTTCTGTCTCGCTGTTTTAGTCGCGACATGGGCGTTTGTGTCCAAGGCGCTCCCGACTGACGGGTTCCTTGCGATACTCGCGCCGTTTATCTTGGTCGTCCGGGAAGTCGCGGCGGCTTATTTCGATCGTAATGACAGACAACAAAAGGAGACAAAATGAAGACTTGGATGAGATGGAGTTTAATTATTTTCACCGGTGGCGCGTCATATGGATTGACATACGCCTCGAGTCAATTCGTGCAGTTCACTCAGGTATTCGCACTTTTGAATACCGCATTGGTTCTAACCTGCTCGATCCTGACGGGGTTTCCGGCGAAGGACGGTGCGTAATGGCGGGGTGGGGGGATTTTGTAGGTAAGATCGCTCAACAATTTCAAGGCCGCATCGAACGGCTCAAAAACGAAAAGGAGAAACTTCTCAATGAGAGACAAAGTTTGCTTAGGCAGTCTGTTACTGTCGCTTCTTCTGATCGGATTATGCGCATCGATGTTCGGGTGCAGCAGATCAACCAAGCCCTCAGTAGCAAAGCCTCCGATTGAAATGTCCTGGGGCAAGGCCGGAGAGGCTCCTACCATGGTCTATCAGGCGTATCCCTGGGTCATTATGAGTATGGACCACTATACCGCGGTGTGCAAGTAGATAGGAGGATAAATGTCTGAATGGCTGATGATCCTGGTATTGACCCTCTCTCCCGCGCTCTTTGCAATAGGGGGCACCGGTTTTAAATGGGCTCGAAGATATGTCCTTCCGATATTTCTTGCGATTATAGCCCTTTTAAGCGGCCTAATCTGGTGGAGATGTCTCGGCCTGGCCGGAAGCCTGGTTGTCGCTCTGTGCCTTCCCTATGGCGAGCGCACCCCATTGTGGGGCAAGTGCCTGACCTTTAGCACTTATGGCCTGGTGTTCTTATGGCTTGGGTGGTCGTGGTGGATCCCTCTACTTCCCGCCGTCTGCATTGGACTATTTATTTTGTCCAATAACCGGTTGACAGAGGGGAGTTTTCCGTGGAAGATAGTAGAAGGAGCAATGGGATTCGGCCTTGGGGCAACCTTATTGGCAACGTTAAACATGGGAGGATGGAAATAATGAGGAAATTTTTATTGGCATTTCTGATGGTGGTTGCCCTGGCCGCGGGTATGAGCTTGGCGTATGCGGCGGTTGGTGTGAAGGGTGCGGGGACGATTGTGGGTAAGACGGAGACGTTGGATATCACCGGCCCGACCGTGGCCGCAAGTGGGACGGATATCACGATCAATACGCTGACCGAAACCGGCGACAAAGTAATTACCGGCGGGCTTACGGTTACGGGGACGATTGTTGATTCCGCGGTGTATACAAAGTCGGCCAGCACCTATCCTACTCAGCTTGTGCGGGTTGGCGCGGATGGAACGATTTATGGTAAATCAACCGGGCCGGTCATAGATCTTTTACTGTACTCTGCGTCAGCCGGAACGGGGTCGGGTAAATTCCTCCGCATTAGCGCAGACGGAACAATTTACGCCTCGACGAACTGATTCAAGTATTGGTCGATAGTCTTAATGGCCTCATCGTAAGACCAACATATTGCGGTAGCATAGCGTGATTCAAAAGCCCCGGCGAGGAAAGATGTCTGTTCATCCGACACAGTTCCTCCCGGGGCTTTTAATTCTACAAACAACCCATGCCATACCCCCCTTGGGGCAAAGATCATGATGTCCGGTGTCCCGGCTTTGTATCCCATACGGACGGCGAGCATTCCCATGTTCCGGCTGATGATAAGCCCGACCGGGCTGATCGTCCAGAGGAGTTTTGGGTAGCGGAGGCGGAGATAATTAGCGACGGATATCTGGATCTTCTGTTCGGGCTTACTCATCTGTGCCCCCGGCGTTTGTTCAAGTCATGCCAGAGCCAGAATGTCAGGCAACAAAGGGCGTGTGCAAGGTGTGGCCTTTTGCTTTCAGGGTCGTTTATTTCCCCGCTTTGCCTGGCCATGATGTGCCGCATAGCCGCGTCATAATACCGCTGTTCCGAATTAGCGACATATTTCCAGTTGTCAGGGCTGTACTTGGCTGCTCCCATCTCCAACACTTCGATCACTTCCCCAACCACATTGATTGGCAAGAGGCTGAAGCGGGGTTTCTGGCCGTCGTTCTTTGATCCACTTGGCGCCGCAGGAATTACAGACGGTGACAAGGGCGCTGCCAACGATTTGACGAATCTCTGTTTCACTAAGGCTAGGGTTCTTGCAACAGATTTTTTCTTCATCGATCATACCTCCTCCTATTTGAGTTAATTTAAATCCTTTGGGTCAACCGACCATGTTTGAGCATCCTGCGGCCCCATATCTGAAACTTTCCCGGTCATAACCTGGGTCATCTTGCCTTCTTTGCGGCATTCCGGGCATTGGAGCTTTTTAAAGCCGTCTGACGCTCTAAAAAACGCGCGCATCGGGACGCCATGCTTCGGGCATGGGGGCATCCGCTCCTCGCATTCACGCCACTTACCACAAGCCGGATCGTATTTGCTGATCGAGATCATGCACTCCGGCTTGGTGCACGCATAGATAGTGCCTTTGGCGGTGAAGATATCCCGCATCCGGCCGTAGCATAGAGGGCACTCAGGGTTGCCCGGCATTATAATGTTGGTCATATCCTTCTCCTTTACCTTTCACTCACGGGGCGGGGTTAGCTTCTTAAATCTTTCTTCTGTGTCAGTTACAATCTTTTCAATTTTACTTCCGCTGTTTTGAATACACATTCCATTTACGCCAAAAGGCGTAATAACATAAAACTCATTTGCTATAAGAATACGAAATATCGCTGTAAATCTATTTTTCAAGACCGCCTCCCTGTTTACCGTTTAATAGCCGTAGCCGTAGCCGGAGCCGCCGCCGTCGCCGTAGCCGTAGCCGTCGCCGTCGCCGTAGACGTGGCCGTCGCCGTAGCCGTCGCCGTCGCCGTAGCCGTAGCCGTCGCCGTCGCCGTAGCCGTAGCCGTAGCCGTAGACGTGGCCGTCGCCGTAGCCGTAGCCGTAGCCGTAGACGTAGCCGTCGCCGGAGCCGTAGCCGGAGCCGGAGCCGTCGCCGGAGCCGTAGCCGGAGTTTTGATTTTCATCAAAATTTACAGTTTGTTTTCCCATAATTCCTCCTTGACGGAAATAGAAGCTACAACTGTAAGATAGTCAAACTCAACTACGCCATACGCCTTGTCAAGAACCGTGTTGCTTGTTGGGCCATTAGCAGCGATTTCACCCAAGCCTTTTGTTGTTCCCCATTTGCGAATTACGCTGGCATTGTGAAGCTTGCACTCAGACCCATTGCGTTCAAGCCGACCAACCATCACCCACCCACGCTGAAGGATAACGATTTTAATATCGCCTTGGTTCTCCTGTACCTGTGTTCCTTTCTTCACATACGAGATACCGTTGATACTAACTTCGTTTACGCTTGCTTCCATTTTATTCTCCTTTGTTTACCGTTTACTTGAGGACTTTACGCTGAAAACCTTTACACGAGTCCGAGGCGTATGTCTTTAGATTTAATAATTCACAATTAACTGTCATTTTCCACCAACGGCAGTTAAGACATTTCCGCTCCTCAGTCTTTTTCATAGCCCGTCCTTCACTTAATTAAATGTTTAACCATGCAAACGTATGCGGTTGCCAAAAAAAGTAATTGAAAACAAGCCTCAATAAATTCCGCTTTATCATTGGTCATGCTAACTCCTTCAGTTCGGCGAGCTTGGCGAGTATCAACTCTCGACAATGATTGACGCCTGGGTTATGTTCTGCACCGATATTCTTGTTTATGTCGTTCAAGACCTCCTCCAGAATCCGTCGGCGGTCGGCGAGGATGAAGTCGGCGCAAGCAAATGCCTCTCCTCGTTTCAATACACCAAAGAACTTAGTTGTCAATTCTTCGGCAAGCTCATAACGTATGTTTCGTTCCGTCATCCATTGTCTACCTCCCCCTTGCCACCTGTTATTTCTTATAACGAAGAACCTTCTCGCATTCCGCGTTTACTGGACATCCGGCAGCCCACGACGGAACCGTGCGAACGATTTTAAGAACATCTTCTTCAGTCTTTGTTCCGCGAAGGGCTTCCAGAACGAGTTCGTCATGGACGGTGAAAAGCACACGGAAACCAAGAGACGCAGCTTGAAGCATTGCATCCGCCATAAGATCCCGAGCCACAGCTTGAACCACATTTTCACAAATTTTCCCGCCAAAAGTTTGTTCCGGTACATACCTCTTTGTGACCGGATCCGCGGCGAGGAAGCTGATCTTATCGCCCTCAACTTTTGCTCGGTGGTAGGCGAGAGTTCGTCCGGCGGGAAGTCTAATCCGGAGAAAATCTTTGTCCACATAACACACAACCTTTCCTATTTGTTGGGGCGAGCCTTGAATGGCCCGTTTGCACCCGAGCTCGAGGTCGTACCAGAACTTAACGACCTTTTTGAACATATCACGATACCCGAAAACGGAGTCTAAGGCGAGTTGAGACAGCATTATCGTCTCACCCCAAGACTCATACGCCGTATTTTTCGGGCCGAGGTCAATACCGTATTTGTCACAGGTCACTTGGAACTTTGGTGGTCCCATATTGAATCCGCACCCAAGCACCGTGGTCTTTCCGACCTGGCGTTCTTTCTTATCTTTCTTAAGGAGCTTGTTGTTTCTGAATATCCGCCGGGCGGTCTCTACATAGATATCCGGGATTGACGGGTCTTTGTCCCCTGCCTCGAACATCTTGATACCTACTTCTTCTCCTGCCAACCACATGACAACGCGAGCTTCGATCGCTGCGAAGTCCGTGATGAACATCTCGTGCCCTTGTGTTGGAATAAGCATTCCGCGTATGCTTGAGGATAGGGTATTGAGCAGATCATCTCCGTAGAGTAGGGACATCGTTTCGTACCCGCCGTTTTTGAGGATCTCGATCGGGCCTTGGTTGTCGAAGTTTTCTTGCCCTGGCTTGGCGAGGTTTTGGAGTTGGACCAACTTACCGGTCCATCGGCCGGTACTCGCGCCGTGGTAGACAAGGGTATCTCGTACCCGTCCATCCATTGAGCAACAATCGAGAAAGGCTTGGTACTTTGCATTTGAGGTAAGACTGAGTTGTTGGCGAAGGATAAGAATTTTTTGCACGCCTTCTTCCGCTCCGGCGAGAGCGTCTTTAACTGTCTTTTTTGTGAGGTCGGGCAGATCAAGGCCTTTGGCTTCAAGAAATCTTTTGATCGCGGCTGTTTGGGTACCGGCTTTGATTTCGCCTCCTGATAAACTAGTGAGGCGAGCCGTGAGGCGGGTAGTTTCTTCAGCGATGCAATGAACCGCTTGTTTGCACGCTTCCACATCAATGCGGACTCCCGTATCGTTGATGTGCTGATCGAGAAACCAGATCCTTTGTTCGCGCGGGTCAAGGTCCGGGAGCTTTTTGTCGATTTCACGTTCCACCTCCACGTCGTTTTTACAATACTCGATTAGCCGTTCTAACTTGTCTGGGTCGATAGGACCGGTGCTGCTTGCTAAAAACTTCATCATCTTGGAGCCGGTCATATCCTTCTGGTGCTTGCACTCAAGCGCCTGGGCGGCCTTCTCAAGGCTCTTGGGAAGGGCATGGGCTGAGGCTTTAGCCGCGGTACAGCGCCATTGGCGGAGCGGTATGGGCGGGAAGCCATGTCTTGGGGTCAGGATGTTCTGCCACATGGCGCGTTCAAAGAAAGCGTTGTGGGCGTGGAACTCAGCACCCTCTGATATCAACTGAGCGATGAACGTGGCTCCTGGGGCATTTAAAGCAAGATTTATTATCCCTCCGTCGTCAATAGCAAGGCAAAGGCACAATATCTCGGTCGTCGGGTGTTGTGAGTAGACCCACGCGCCCGAGCTCCATATGTCGCATTGGGAACGGGATTCGAAGTCTATGTATACTCTTTTAGTCATATTAGTCTCTTTTCTATTAAACAAGACGCGTGGTTAAAGGTATGCGCGCCCCACCTTAGCGTTACCTTACGCTTCCCAGGGCTGTTTCGTAACAGCGGCCTGTCCCGTCACCGGGGCGGCCATAAACGCGCTGTTTTCAGAGGCAACAGCGTCGAACTCATCTTCACAACGCGGGCGGCCAGAGAAAGCCTGGTCGTCAGCGAGCTTCTGGATCCCGGCCAGATAGATGGTCACTCCGTGTTGGGGCTTCAAGAACGGTGCCACCGTCAGCACCGCCCGAACCCAACAACCGGCGTACAGTTCAGACGCATCCGTGATGGGCGTCTTGTCCTGCCGGAACAACTGAGGCTTGTCCTTTGAGGTCGTCTTGACCACGACACAACCCGCGGCGGTCTCTTCCATCTTGCCGTTCTCCTTCGGCTTATCCCCGTCGCGGAACTTGGGCAGCTTCAAACCCCCCATATCCACATCGGGACCGAAGTTGCCACGCGCAACGGCTTGGATCTCAGCCCAGAGCCCCGCAACCCCATTCTCATCGATCCATGTCGCGGCCGGATGCTTTTTGGCCTTGAGCTCCTTAGCCGACGCGGGCTTCGGAAACAACATCGTGCACCCGAACTTGAGGTCCGGGGCGCCCGGCTTGGAGTTCAATGTCTCCCTTGCCTCGAGAAGAGCGGGGTATGAGAGACGGAACGCCGGGGTTTGAAACGTCTTACGAACTTGTGTGTTTGCCATAACTATTTACCTACTTTCTTTAGTGTTTGCCCAAGGGTCTTACTTACCGACCTTTTTGAGCGTTTGCCCATTGTCGGGCTTCTCTGTTAACGATCCAATCTCCTCTTTTCTGTCTGGTGCGAGCTTCTCAAGCTGGGCAGGAGATACAACCTTTACCTTGAGAATACTGTCGCCTAAGTCGGCGAACTTTTGTAGAACCTCCTTTTCGTCTTTCCAAACTCTGTTGGCTCTTTTGGGGGCAAGAGTGTAGCCCGGAACATCACCGCCTGACAAGGCTATCTCAAACGCATGAGCGCAAACCGCGTCAAGCCACTTCTCGATCCGTTCCTTATAATCCAACACCTTGACAATGTTCTCAAGGGTCAAGCTCTTGGCATCTGGGAATATCACCTGACTGCCCGCGACCGGCATCATGGCGGTACCTAAGTCCTTGCGTAATGCCGGGCATACCGCCTTGGCATCACACCACCGGCAATGCGTTCCTGCCAATAGGAGGGCTTCTTTCTCCTTTGTCATGGCAATATGGCGGGTGAGCTCCCTTGTGAATGTCTCAAGGTACCCCTCGGGAACATCCCAGAAGCTCACCTGATCGCCGGAATGCACCCTTGGCTGCACGATACCGAGCCGAGCCTTGGGACACCCATACTGCTTGGCAAGGCCGAGCAAATAAAGGAGCATTTGCTTGTTGTCCATTGCCACGACAATGACGCCTTTGCCGTATTTGAAGTCAATGACCACGATCTCTTCAAACGGCCGGATGATGGCGATATCGAGCGTCCCGCCCGTATCGTCTGTGACAGTAACCTTGACCTCGACCAGAAGCTCGCCCCCTTTGTGGAGTTCCATCCTGACAATATCGAGGGTATAGGCCACGGCCTCGGCCATCTCGTCATCGACCTCAAACCCTAAGATCTCAAGCCCCACCATGTCATAGGGGTTAAGGAAGGTCTTATCGATCGCCCATTGGTTCAGGCAACGTTCCAACACTTCATGAGCCGCTGACCCCTCCGCCGCGTTCTCTGACTGAGGCGCCTTGGGCACGGTCCGGCACAAGGCAACCGATCCTGGGCAGTTCCACCACCTCTCAGCATGAGAGGGGGAAAGCTCCATGTGGGTCTTTTCTGCCCTTTGACCATGTTGATCAGTTGAGGGTTTGGTCTTTTTAGACATTGATACCTTTCTCCTTGGCATAGGCATCGAGCTTAACGGCCATCTCAATAACCTTATCCGCCGGGATCTCGTTGAGCTTGGTAACATTGTATGCCGCGATCTCTTTCGTGACCCAGGCCGTGAATTCGAGGGTCTTAGGCCCCATCTTCATGGCGATTTTCTGAGCCATAACTCTCAATTCCTCGGGGCTTGACGGCCAAGCCAGAGGCGCTCCCTGCGGGGCTGGCGGTGTCGCAGGGGCCACCGGCGGTTGAGCGAATGCCGCGATCCCACCTTTGGCCGCGGGCGGTACCTCAACCTTGGGCGCTTCAACCTTTGGCTTTGTCATTCCTGCCTGGATAAAAGCCTGGATACCCTCAAGGGCATCCGCGATACGTTTCAGGTCGTTCTCGATCATACTGTCTCCTCCTGTTTGTAGTTTTTGCCTTTGTAAATGACGGGCTTGCGATAAACCGGTGTTATCACCTTCAAATTCCTGGCACGATCCAGGTGCTCCTCACACGGGATGACATGATTGCACCGCGGGCATTCCTTGACATAGTTCATATGGCGGTTGCACATCCTCGACATGACCTTGTTGGGCTTCTCTTTGCTCATATCAAACACTCCATCTTGCCATAACATTTTTTACATACCGCCAGGCCACAAGCCGGTTTTAATTTGCTGAACTCCGTCAATTCTAAGCATACCGCGCACTTGCTCAACACAAACTTTGCCCCGCTCTCCTCGCTCAACACCGTCTTTATGTTCTTGGCTTTCTCGGTAAGGCCGTTGACAAGTTCTTCATCCATCGAGTCCTCGCATACGAGAAACTGTGCCAGAACTGGATTATCCTGGCCAATACGACAAAGACGATCGACTGCCTGAACGATATCCCCCGGGACATACGACATTTCAACGAAAACGCACACGTCACACACCTTTTGAAGTCCGTCGATACCCACACCCGCTGCTTTGAGTTGCCCCACAAACAATTTAACTTCTGCCCGGTTAATAAAAGCATCGATCGCCCCTTCTTTTTCCTTGGGGCTTTCTGCCCCTGTATACACCACAGCCTTATCCCCAAAATGAGCCTTAATATTCTCGATGACCTCGGTATGCCAGGCAAAGACCACAACCTTATCCTTGACCATCAAAAGGTCGTCAAGGTGCTGGATAGCCGGGGCTACTTTAAGCACACCCAACGCCCGTCTTAATGACGCGATCTCGCCAACCAAGGCGTCTTGCTCGGCCTTCTCTTTGCGGACCAGGGTCATGAGCTTATCCGTTGGCTCGAGATAAATCTTTTCGTGTGTGACGGAGGGAAGGTCTTTAAGCACGTCGCGTTTCATCCTGCGGAGCATCACACTCCCAAGCATGGACGCTAACTGATCGAGATGGGACGCCCCCGACGTGTTAAACCCAAAGGTGTCCTGGTAGGCTCCACAGAATTGATAGGCGTATCGGTAGAAGTCGGCATAGACACCCAGAACGTCGGGACATAGCGCCCGAAGAATAGTATAAAGCTCTTCCGGGCGATTAAGGATCGGCGTACCTGTGAGCATCCACCTGTGTTCACAGCGAGAATACAAGCCGTTCCTCATTAGTAAGCTCTTTGTCCGCTTGCTTTCTTTATTCTTAAGAAAATGGGCCTCATCACAAACAAGGATAGGCCATTGAATGCGCTTGGCTTCGGTAATGAACGGGTCTTTCCAAACGATATCATAATTGACAATGTTAAAAGCGCGCGGATCCGGGCGGGACTTAGGGGACACGATCTCGCGGATGAACGCGGAGGGATATTGCGCTCTTAATGTTTTGACCCAGGAGCGGCGGACCGCCAGCGGGCACACAATGACACCCGCGGATATCTGACGGGCTTTGATCGCTTCGATGGCTTGGATTGTTTTGCCCAGGCCCATGTCGTCGCCGAGGATCGCGTTCTCACGATTGGCGAGGAAGTCACGGCCTGTTTCTTGGAAGGGATATAGGGTTAGCATTCTGTCTCTGTCTGGTCTGTTGGCTCTGGTGTCTCTCTTAACTTTTTCCGTCCTGCCATAATTTCTCTGGCTTCGAACCGTATCATAGCACAGTTCACCTTTTCGTCAAGGTGGTATTTTTTAAAGAACTCTTCGAGTATGCCGGGGTCAAATAAAAATCTTTTAGCGCTCGTCCGGGCCAATGATATGGTGGAGCTATGCCCCGTGCCTTTGTTGGTGGCGTCCTGGATAGCGCATTTTACAACCTGGCCGACAAGTTGCACACACGCCTCGGTGTTAAAAGTCTGGGGGTCAAGTTTAATTAGCCGGGGCATCTCTATTTACTCTCTGGGCCAAAGGCCGGATATAAATAAGTTCGTGGATCCCGCGCGCTCGGCTATCATAATGGTCCCACCCACAAATTTTAAAGGCCGTTCCTACACGGGCCAGGTCAATTCTGCCACGGCTTTTAACAGCAATGCCTAAATAATCCAGGATATCAGAGGCTCGGCATTCGTTTTTGTCCATATTGTCTTTGGACCATTGCTCGACGGCAACGCGATATGGTTCTTCCGGCATCCGGCTCAAGGCAAGATCCGCTTGCATTTTGGCGGCTTCTCCCGTCAAATAGATAACTTCGCTCTTATACTTGGCCTTGGCCTCGGCCCATAACTGGTCCGCCACCTGTTCCAGGCCTATTAAATCAATAGGATTGGCCTCTGTGCATGGGGTTGAGGCGATCCAATACCGCCGGTTCCCGGTTCGGTCGGTCAAATACCCGGCCGTATCCCGGTTGATGGTCCCTATAAATATTGATTGGCGAGGAAAGTCTTTAGCCAATCTGCCATAAGGGAGCCGGACATTATCTGTCTCATTCGAGAAGAACGCGCGCAGGGCGTTGATATCAGAAAATTTATTTGGCGAAAACTCGGATAATTCAATAACCCATTTCCCGAACATCTTTAAAATACTGTCTTTGTTGTGCGGATCAAGCTCCATCTTTGACGCCCAGAGTCGGCCCAGGACATTGACGACTGTTGACTTACCCGCCCCCTGGCCCCCTTCCAGGATAAGGACAAAATCAAATTTGCACCCGGGCTCAAATATCCTTTTAACCGCGGCGCATAAGGTTTTGCGCCCAATATCCCGGACATAAATATTGTCCTCGACCTTGAGATATGTCTGAAGCCAGGTATCGATCCGGGGCACACCATCCCAGACCAGGCCGTTAAGATAATTCTGGACCGGGTGGTATTGTCGTTTCTTGGCCACGATCATGGTGGCATCCCAGACCGTATTCTCTTTGTATTCTAAATGGAAGCGCCGGGCAAGATGATACCGGAGCATGGTTTCGTCGTCGTCTTCGATGTTGGCGCCCTTTGATCCGCGCTCGGGATACCAAGGGGCTTTTGAACTGATTTCAATACTCTGAGTAAAGACATTGAAGCGAAAGGTCTGTTGGATAAGGGAAGTAGTGGCAATATGGTTGACGCAATTATTAAGGGTAGCCCGGAGGTTTCCGTCCTCCGTTGTGTCCCATTTAATATCCCCAAGGTCAATTTTCTCCCCGACTTCCGCGGTCGTAAATATGTTTTTGACATTCCGGGATCCGGGCGCGCCTTTGGCATAATTATACGCATTGGTAACGGTCTGGGTGACTTCTTCGGCTTCAAGCGGGGGCGTGCATTTGGTATTGTAGTGGGAAAGAATAGTCTGGGCGCATATGTCGGTCGAAAGCCCGAGTTCCCGGCCCCGGCAAGCGCAAATATATGTATTGTGCGACCGCCCGCCCTCAATAGCCCCTGGCATCTGGGCCAGGGTCTCGATAAAGCGCTCAATATTGATCGGATCATCATCTATAAGGGGTTCAGGGGCGGAAAGATCAATAACTGTGGGGGCCGGGGCCAGAAGCTCAAGTAATTGGGCCGGGGCGGGGCATACATCATTGGGAGAACGGAAACGGACAAGATACTCATTGCCCGTATCGGGGTGTATGCACCCAGCCCCGACCACAAAAGCATTTCCCGAGATAAAGTCTATGCCGGGGTATTCTTTCAGGGTCTTTTTAATTGTAGCATCTTTGGGCTTGCGGGTATAAATATGGAAGCCACCGGTCCCGGTCTGGACACAAAATGTCTCCTCGCTCCATACATCCGCAATTCCTAAGTCTTTAATCAGGCGCTCGTAGGATTCCATTCCTGGCGCGCCCTTCTTGACATCAATATCAATTATGAGATGATCTTCCCCGGCCAGGACACCAAAATTACCTTGTAGCTGTTGGCGAGTGAGGCCGGGATCATACCCGGTCTTTTGCCATTCCGGCGCCAGGGGCACCTTGCCCTTCTTACCAATGCCTAAAGGAAATAAAATAAATCCCGCTTGCGCGTATTGTGCGACGATGTCGGACATTTAGCTATTCTCAATTAGTCTGTGAATTTGAAACATCCGTCCTCCCCAGGAAGGTATAAATTAATCTACACCCAATAATTTCCTTGTCAATAGGGTATTTCCTCGTCGGAAAGCGAAAGGGCTATTATACCTGCGTATAATAGCCCCGTCGAGAAAAAGGCAAGAATTAATTATTCTGCTAATGCAATTTAAACAGAATATTTTACCAATTCTTTTACCAAACGGCCCGGGAGGTACCATTTCCCCGCCACCTGGACCGCCTTGATCTTGCCTGTTTTGATATTCCGCCTTACGGCCTGGGCAGTACACCCCAAAAGGCGGGCCACGTCAATGGCCGTTAAGAGGGTATCATCCTTTGTGTTCTCAATTCCTTTGATATCTGGCAACATTGTTTCCTTCTTTCTGGCCCGTGGGGCCGTTGGACAGTTAAAAACTACTGACAATAAAAGAAAAAATGATCCTTAATCCGGCCTTTAAACTGGCACCGCTGATATATGCCGGGATCTTTGGCAATATCTTGTCTTGAATACCATGAATTGGCATTACCTATTAAGGAAGGCTTGTTTGGGGCCTCCCAATAGGCTTTAACGGCCTGGACAAAGGTTTTTGAGCTATACATCCGGCCTTTGATCCTGGCGCTATTGCAGCC